TTGACCAAGGTTGCTGGACGGGTGAAGGCAGGAAGCGACCACAAAACGCAACCCGAAAAAAGGAATCGTAAGAAGAAGATCAGCAGGTCCGAACTTAAACAGATTATTAAGGAAGAAATGGAAGCCATCTATGAGGCTGGTTTTCGTGGTAATTCTTATGAAGACTATGTTGATGAAGCGATAGATGTTTTCCGTGCCTTCGTTGCAACTGTCGGCAATGTGCCAATGGCGATTGAAGCCATGCAGATGGCTTTTGAAGCTGCGCAAGGAAAACCATATATTTCGAAGGAATCGAAACGGAGAGTAAAATGAATATCACTGCTGCTAGATTAAAACAAATTATTGTTGAAGAATACATTAAAGAAGAATTATTGACCGATAGTCAAGCCGCTGAAGATCTGTTAAAACAGATTCTTGGCGACGAAGAATATGAGCGCCGCCAAGCTCTTAAGAATCGCGGATCTCGTGGTGGTGATACTGCCCCGATGGAAAAACCCCACCAAGCAGCAAGCACGATGGCTATCGACACTGGAGAAGTACCGCAATCTTCTGGCACTGGAAGCTTAGAAGATGAAATCTCTAGCATGATTAAGGGTATGCCGCCCGAGGACGTGCAAGATCTTTTTCAGGCTGTGTTCGCTAAGATCCCTGGTGTTCAAATGGGCGCTGATGAGGAAGAGCCACCCGAAAGTCTCTACAGTCCCGGCGCTGAAGGTCGTCCACAAGTCGGCTTCAAATTAGAAGAATTACAAGAACTTATCCGCAGAGTACTCAGGGATGTATGAGCTTCCAACTGGACAAAAAGCAACAGATTAAAGAAATCGTAAAGTGTGGCAAAGATCCAGCCTACTTTCTTAACAACTATGCAAGAATTTCTCACCCGCTTCATGGGTTAATTCTGTTTAATACATACGATTTTCAAGATGACCTACTGAAAGACTTTAATGATTATCGATTTAACGTTATTCTTAAAGCACGACAATTAGGTATTTCAACGGTCACTGCTGGTTATATCACTTGGATGATGCTTTTTCATCGCGATAAAGCTATCTTGGTTATGGCGACTAAGTTTGCTACAGCTGGAAACTTGGTCAAAAAAGTAAAGAACATTATGAGAAATGTTCCAGATTGGCTAAAGATTGCTACCATCTCTGTAGATAACCGTACATCTTTCGAGTTATCAAACGGCTCATCTATCAAGGCTGCCTCGACCTCGGGCGATGCCGGTCGTTCTGAAGCACTGTCTTTGCTCGTGCTTGATGAGGCAGCACATATCGAAGGTCTTGAGGAGTTGTGGACTGGTCTGTATCCTACACTGTCCACTGGTGGACGTTGCATTGCGCTGTCAACTCCTAACGGTGTAGGTAACTGGTTTCATAAAACATGTGCGGACGCAGAAAGCGGCGCGAATAACTTCAACATAACAACACTACCCTGGGATGTTCACCCCGATCGAGGACAAGAATGGTACAAGAAAGAAACCAAAAACATGTCCAAGCGCCAGATTGCGCAAGAGCTTGAGTGTAATTTCAACACTTCTGGTGAAACAGTCATCGACCCAGAGTGTATGGAATGGTTGCTAACCAATGTTACAGAGCCAAAACATAGGACCGGCTTTGATAGAAACTTTTGGATTTGGGAAGAATACGACCCTTCTTGCAATTATCTATTGGTTGCTGATGTTGCCCGCGGCGATGGCGCCGACTTTTCAACGTTTCATATTATTAAGTTAGAAACTTTAGAAGTTATCGGAGAATACCAAGGCAAACCTACCTTAGATATGTATGCAGGTATGTTAAACGAAGTAGGTAAAGAGTTCGGCAACTGTATGGTGGTCGTTGAGAACAACAATATTGGATTTTCTGTACTTGACAAGTTAAATGAATCGAGGTATCCTAACTTGTATCATTCAGTCAAATCAACACACGAGTATGTTGACCAGCACTCGGCTGAATTTATGAACTCAAGTGTACCCGGTTTTACTACCTCTATGAAAACTCGACCATTGATAATTGCTAAATTAGAAGAGTTTATAAGAAATAAACTAATTACCATATATTCTTCTCGTACAATTAACGAGATGAAGACTTTTATTTGGAGAAACGGCAAACCACAGGCGATGAAAGGATACCATGATGATTTAATTATGGCTCTCGCTATTGCTTGCTGGGTTAGAGATACTGCGATACAATCAAGTGCCAGAGAGCTTAATTACAAAAAAGCATTTTTGGGAGCAATATACAAAACAAATACAACGATGAATACTCAAATTAGAGGACAACAAGGCTACAAAAAAGACGAAATGTTTGATAAAATGAACGAAGCAAAAGACATCTACGACCAATATAAGTGGATTATAAAGTGAGAAAATAAATGGCTGATAACAAGAAAAATTACAACAAAGGCAGAAACCCACTGAATCAACAGAATGACCTGTTCAAGGCGTTGACTAGGTTGTTTTCAGGACCAATTGTAAATTACCGTTCACAGACCGGTACTAAGATACGAAGACAACACTTAGACAAGTTTTCCTCCAGGTTTAAAACTGCCTCTGGGCAACAGTTCAAGAAGTCACAATACAGCCCTCTCGATAATCTTGCCCTTAATGCGATGCAAAATCAGCGTCGTGTTGAAAGATACATTGATTTTGATCAAATGGAGTATATGCCTGAGATTGCTTCGGCGCTAGATATCTATGCTGATGAGATGACGACCTACTCTGATTTACGTCCAATGTTAAATATCAAGTGCTCTAACGAAGAAATTAAAGCAGTGCTCTCTAACTTGTACTCAAAGGTATTGAATGTAGAGTACAACCTTTTTGGTTGGGCGCGAACAATGTGCAAGTATGGCGACTTCTTTTTGTATTTGGATATGGACGACAAGTTTGGAGTACAGTCAGTCATTTCACTACCAATTACCGAAGTCGAAAGACTTGAAGGTCAAGACTCCACTAATCCCAACTACATCCAATATCAATGGAACTCTGCTGGTATGACGTTCGAGAACTGGCAGGTGGCTCACTTTAGGGTTCTCGGTAACGATAAACATTCTCCATATGGCACATCTATCTTAGACCCTGCACGTCGTATTTTTAGGCAACTTACGCTTGTTGAGGATGCGATGATGGCTTACCGAGTTATTCGTTCGTCCGAGAGAAGACTGTTTAAGATTGATGTTGGCGGTATCCCACCAAACGATATTGAACAATACATGGAGAAGATTGTCAGCAACCTTAAGAGACATTCAGTCATCGATCAGAAAACTGGTCGTGTTGACATGCGCTATAACCCAATGAGTATCGAGGAAGATTATTTCATCCCTGTGCGTCCGGGTTCTGCTACCGATGTTACAAACCTCGCTGGTGGACAAAACACCGCTGCCGTCGAAGATGTCAAGTATCTTCGCGATAAATTATTCGCAGCACTGAAGATCCCGCAGCCTTATTTATCTATGGGCGAAGGCGCTGCAGAAGATAAGACTACGCTTGCCCAGAAAGATATTCGCTTTGCGAGAACAATTCAAAGATTACAGCGGGTCATTATTCATGAGCTTGAAAAGATTGGTATCATCCACCTTTATACCCTTGGCTTCCGCGGCGACGATTTAATTAACTTTAAGCTCGCCCTTAACAACCCATCCAAGATTGCTGAGATGCAAGAGATTGAGTTCTGGAAAGCCAAGTTCGATATTGCTGCATCAGCTACCGAAGGATACTTCTCTAGACGCTGGGTTACGGAGCACATTTTCGGTATGTCAAACGAAGAGTTCGTCAGAAACCAGAGAGAGATTTACTACGATCGTAAATACGATGCTTCACTTCAGCAGGTTGCTGAAGCAGCCGCTACAGGAGAAACTGCCGGCGCCCTTGGTGGCGATGTTGGTGGTGACCTTGGTGGTGATTTAGGTGACGATTTGGCGCTGGATGATGCTGGGGCTGATGCTGCCGGCGGTGCTGAAGAGATGCCTGCTGGAGATGCCGACGCCGGCGGTGGAGATGACTCGCCGCTTCTTGCTGTACCTCCCGGCTCACGCGACTCAAAGAGGCTGAGCACGTATGAAAAAAGCTCTTATGTTAGGAAAGATGGCACCAATGACGGACGCAAATCATCAGGTCCGAGACAACGTAATATTGGCGCACAATACAATGCAGAGAAGCGCGGCAGCTCGACCAGATCGAAGTTTCAAGGTGCCAGCGGATTAGCAACGTCAACAGTTCCTAGCATTGCAAAAGGTATTTATGAGCAAGACGAATCTACTTATAATTTGAAAGAGTCTATCGAAGAACAAAAGATCTTTGAAGTCAACGATTCACTAAACCACCTAATCAGCAGTTTAGAGGATAAACAAAAATTAATTACGGAGCAAAATGATGAAAACTAAGTACAACAAAAAGAGGAACACCGCGTTTGTTTATGAAGCGTTGGTTAGAGAAGGCACCTCTGCTATTTTACAGGGTGACCACGAAAGAAAGAACACTGTTGTAAAATTAATTAAAAAGCATTTTGCTTCTGATTCAATCCTGTACAAAGACCTACAATGCTATCAGTCTCTTTACGAAACCGCTGGTTTGGAGAAAGAAACTTGTGAGAAGATTATTAGAGAGGCTAAACTTGCTAGCCGTCTTTTAGATACTGAAGGTTTGTTTATTAGTCAAACAGATTTAATAAATGATGTAAACAAAGAACTTGAGCCTTCTGTGTTTAATAACTTTGTTCCAAATTACAAGTCCTTAGCTAACATCTACAAGAT